GCCACGTCGAGAGATGCGCCGTTGTCAATCAGTTGCTCAGCCAAGTCACGCATTTCGTGCTTGCTGCACAACTCTTGAATGTTGCGGATGCGGTTGCGCTCTGCAGAAGCTGCCTTTTTGGAAGCTTCATCGCGCACCACATTGATGTCGGGTGCTGTGGACATTTGATTCTCAGAATCGGGTGAACTTTGTGGTGCGACGCGAGCCGCAGAATCCGCCGGAATGGCTTCTTCTTTCTCGATTGTAGTAGTGGGAAGCAAGGATCTTCCCACCCCAATCTTGGGATCAGCAGGCACGCTGACGATAGAAACTTCGTAAGGCTCCCAGTTCGTCGCTACAAACTCATTGTTGCGCTCTTCCATCTCCTTAATTCGGTAACCAACGCTGATATTTCTCATCACGCCATCTTTGACATCTGTCAAAATTTCCTGCGCAAAAGAGTTACGGCTGAAGCGAACGCGGCTGTAGCCCTTCTTTTTGTCCTTGTCTAAGTAGGCACGTTCAACAACACCGATCGGTCGATCCATGTCGTGATTGAACAGCAGCGGTGCGCCGTCGTTTAGGCGACCAAGGTCAGCAGCGCCGTCCTCGTGGCTGAGGACCTCCATACCAAAAGCCCGCTCTACTGGATATTCAGAGCTAAAGCTGAACTCCATCACGCGGTCTTCCTGCTCCTCAAACTTCGTCTCACCAGCCCGCTTGTAAAGCGTGGGAGCAGAACGCAGAGCAGCAATCTTGGTCAGCGTTGAAAAGCGATGACCAACCTGCACATCAGTTGGCTCATTGCCTTCATCAGTTTCGCGATAAACCGTGATCAGTGCAGCAGGGTCATCCTCATCACCGTTCACGGTGAAATCAGAGTCAGGAACATTAATAGTGCCGTCTCGCTCAATGCGATCAATGCGGCCCTGTGCAGTGCCACCTGAGCTGTTCCAACGCACAAAGTCACCAACGCTTAGTTCGTCGGGCTCGGCCCTGAGTGTAATTTCCCCAGCCATAGTGCGTTCGCGGATTTCTTTAATTCTATCCGCCTTGTTAGTAGCCCACACCTGCCCTGGGTCTCCGCCCCACGCAGCCCACGCCACACGGCCATTTGACGGGTAGCCGTCTTCTCCAGGCGAAAAACCTTCGCCTTGTTTGTCTACGGCGTGTCTAGCGAACCAAGCCGACATTTGGGTCACAACAGAAGCTGACAGTTCACTCCCGCTCAAGATCTGCGTGGCTCTGCGTGCCGCAACTTCAGTGCCGCCAGCTTCACCATCCGCCTTCCAATCGCGGTAACGCTGCGCCTCTTCCCTCATGCCTTCTGTGGGCATTAGGTCGATCTCTGTGCCGTTAATAGTTGCCAAGCTCTTCCTCTCCAACGTTCTCTGCATCCTCGCCACCAGGCGCAGGCGTGTCACCAAAGGCGTCAATAGTGTTGGCCGGCTTGTACTGGCTAGCGCCGCTGCCATTCACAGCGGACGGATCAGTGTCAGTGATGATGTTCATCTCGTCGAGCTTGGCCAGCTCTGACTGACGGGCGACCAAGAACTCATCAAAGTCACCACCATTTTCAGCCACACAATCGGCAAGCGTCTTGAATCCGCTGCGCACTGCTGCCTTCTGCGCAGCAATCTCCTTCTGCGGGTCAACGTAGTGGTAGCCCCTGCAGACCCAGCGCACAGCCTCGTAACGCTCAGGCTCAGTCTCGTAAGTAGGCAGATTTAGTGCGCCACTAAGCACAGCCATCTCAAGCCAAGCGTCATAAATCGGCTGATAGAACTGATCCTTCATCATCTGCTGAATGGATCGCCAGTTGTCGCGGTCCTGCAGTAAAGCGAGTCGTGATGACGAATAATTTGACTGCGAATAATCGTTGCTGAGCACCTCGTAGGAGCAACCGACACCCGCACCGAGTGCCCTGAGCTGTGCCCTGAGGAACGGCTCATACTCGCCAGTAGGCGAATCCATGTCAGGAATAGTGACCGTCTCGCCTGGCTGCAGGTACTTGAATTGACCAGGCTCAAAGCCTGTTACCCGCTGTTCGTCATAGATTTCGCCGCCTGGGTCAAGCTCACCCTCCGGTGATTGGATAAATCCCATGAGAGCAGAACTTGCTCTGGCACGCACAACACTCGCTTGTTCCCAACCATCTAGGTGATGCATCCTTTGCATCGCAGATGCAAGCCAGGGCACACCACGGGTCTGACCAGGACGCGCAGATGTCCGGTCAAACAGATGGATAACATCCTTCGCCGGGACAATGATGTGGCGCTTGCCAGGCTCCCGCGTCGGAAACGCAGTGTCACCAGGGTGACGGCTCAGGAAGGCGTAGCTGACAGGCCGGCCAAACTTGTCTAGCTCAACGCCAAGCTTCCAGACGTTGCCAGGCTTGGTTGCAGGGCTGTTGTAGTCCTCGTCAAGCTGGTCAGCCTCAAGCACCTCAAGGGCAAAGCTGACTTTGCTGCGGCCAAATTTCTGCCGCACCATCCGAATAAAGACTTCGCCGCTCTCGCACATTGACGAGACAGCAAGCTTTTCAATATCGCTAAAGCACAGTTGGCCTGCAGTGTTGCAGCTGTCCTTACGGCCCCACATCGACCAAGCTTTCTCAATCTGCTCGTTGATGCGTGTGTCGAGCTTGCCGCCACGCTGACGCATCACCTGCGCTTGAAGCCTGACGCCTGTCCCTACAACAGAGTTGCGGACAACACGAACAGCAGACTTTGCATAGTCGTTGTCGCGCACGAGCTGACGTGACCTAGACCGCAGGCGCTTCAAGCTGCCTTTGATCTCTTGGTCAGCAGAGGTGACAGAGGTGACCCAATCAGCAGTCAGGCGACTGGCCTGAGCACCGCCAAACATGCGAGCGCGTGGACGTGCCATCGGCTCAGGATTAGTGCGCCACAGTTCGCGCCATGCAGAACGGATACCCATGTCAGAACCTCACATAAAGGGAGTGGGGATCACCCAAACCGTTGGCGATCATTGCAGCTTTGCGCTCTCGCACAACGATTGCTTTTAATCGGTCCCGCCGCAACTGCAAATCAGCCATAGCCACACGTTTGAAGGTGCGGTTGCCGATGCTGTATTCCTGAGCGCCATCACGGAACTTGGCTAGTGCAGCCTCAATGTCGTCTAGCTCTTTTTGTGCTGCTGTTCGTCCGTCAAACTTTCCTGGGTCACTTGTGTAGGCCAAGCTTGACAAGATCTCAAGCTGACCGCTGCCAAGCGTGAATTTTTCGCTGCCCTTTGACGCTTCAACAAAGAAGAACCAATCTCCAGCTTCAAACCCAGCACTGTCAGTTGCGCTAATTGCAAACTCCCAACCAGTGCCGTAAGAAGTTCCAGTAACTGTGTGACCTTGTGGTCTCTCGTTAGTCCGCAGAAAGTATTTGAGAGTCCAATCAGCTGAGGTGATGCTTTCATTCAGCGGACCAACCGCCGCGTCATCCCTCCATTTGATCGTCGTGCCGGCGTAGATCTTCTTAGGGATGTTCACGTCACCAGCTGTTTACAAACGACTGAGCCGGTTTAGACGGCTTTGTCCTTGATTTTAGCGGTCTATTGTCGCCTGATTCCAGCTTCTCACGCAGGTTTTCCCACATCGTGAGCTTGGGCAAACGACGTATGTAGAGCTGAAACGCAGCGTAGGCGTAAACCGCGCAGTCCAAGCACTCAGCCCGTGCTGATGCTTTTCTGACCCAAATCCGCGTCGGCATCCCTCCCCGATAGACAAGCTTCTGCCGCTCAGAAGTAAGTTGCTGGAAGTATTCAGTATCAGCAGCTAAGCCGAAATTAAGGTTGCCAGGGCCGTTTTCTAAGCGAAGTTTGCCAAATAGCGTGGTCTTAATAGTGTCAGTCCCCAGCATGTAAAGGGTAACGCCCTTTTTGATAGTGCGGCCCTTCCAGTTGACATCAACCTTGCTGCCTTTTCCTACTGCTGCAGCGTTCCTGCGGCTGCTGCCCTTGATGGCTACAACGCCACGTGGCAGACGCTCACGCACATAAGCGTAAACCTCATGCGTGCAGTAGCCAGTGTCAACAGCGAGCTGAGCAATCTTGAGTTGGTGGTGTTCTTCCGTCTCCCACTCAGTTGCCAAAACAACGTCCAACTGTTTCCATACTTCAGGCTGTGTCGGATCCCCAAATAGCTTGAGATGGCTCACAAGCCAGCCTGTGTCTGGTTGCCCTTTAGCTCCTGACCAGCCCCACACTGATATTTCCAAGCGGTCTAGCTGCACGTCAACGCCAGCCGTAAGCAAGACAACGTCCTTAGGCACAGTGCCTGGCTCATACGGCAGACGCCTGCCCATCAAGCCCTCAGCACTGACCTGCGCTGAATAGTTCTCCTCATAGGTCTCCGCAAGCCGGGTGTTGATGAACGTGCGCAACGCAGCTGGATCGTTTTTCGCACGCAAAAAGTCCTCAGCCAGCTCGGACCAGCTAGCCCAGCCAAGCGGGCTGTAGAGACCATTCAGATGGAAGCCGGCAGTCTTGCCGTCAAAGTGCGAGTGATTGCGCCACTCTCCAGCAGCCAGCATCTGCGTCTTGTGGTGTTCATCAAACCGCTCGCCACAGTGCTTGCACTGATACTGCGCTGTTTCCGGTCTGTCCTTCTCCCACTTCAAGCGGCTCCACTCAAGGTGCTGATATTCACCGCACAGGGGGCAAGGCACCCAAAACTTGCGTTGGTCAGACTTCATGTATTCCGCCTCGATCTTGCTGAAGTCCTTCACCGTTGGCGTAGAGGTCAGCAGGATCTTGCGCCGCGCAAACGTCGTCGTCCTGCGCTCGGCTAAAGCAACTGGGTCACCTTCCCCAGGTATCTCCTGCATAGCGTCCACCTCATCCATGAACAGGTAACGGCAAGGTGCAGAGCGCAGCTGGCTAGGACTATTCGCACCAGTAAGCAGCAGAATCCCGCCAACAAAATCTTTCGCGAACATGCTGTTGCTGCCATCTCTAGAGCGTGCGGGTGCAATTTTTTCTTTGAGCCTTGGCGTGTCCTCTATTAGGCCCTCCAGCCTCTGCTTTGACATCCTGCGGGCCATCTCAATGGTGGGTTGCACAGCAAGCAACGGCCCAGGGCTGTGGTCAATAATCCACGCCAGCCAATTCAGGCCAACCTCTGTCTTGCCGCTCTGCGCTGAAAACATCAGCA